CTTATTGGAATAAGTCGGCTGATTTGAGGAAACGGCCGCCCCATAGGGATTTGTGAGTCTTCGTTTCCGAAAACTCCTGCACGATCTCGCCTAGATCGCCAGACTTGCGGAAAGCGGTGTCTTTTTCAACTAGATCTACTCGCTTTCCAAACTCATTAAAAGAACCCTTGACTTCTTTTACCTCATTTGATACAGACTTAACTTCACCTGTAACGGCTTCAAGGGACTTTGTAATTGCTTCAACAGTTGTCTGCATAGACTTTACTGTTTCCGCTAGATTGCTCAAGGCATTAGTTAGATTTTCATTGATTGAAGAAACTGCTTTAGCAACTTCTTCTGTTGCGTTAACAACAGCATCAACTGAATCTTTTGCTTCTTCAACAACAGGTGCTTCTTCAGCCTCTGGTGCTGCTTCTGCTGCTGGCTCTGTAGCATCTGTATCCTCTGCAGGAACTTCTACTGGAGCCTCTTCTACAGCAACCGCTGCAGCCTCTGGAGCAACCTCAACATCTTCAACCAACTCTACTGTTTCAGCACCTTGTGCTTCAACGATTGTTGTTTCTTCTGTCATAAGATTTTCCTCCTCTGTCATCTTAATTGTTCTAATGCCTTTTGCACTATCAACTAAGAACTTTATTTTTTCTGTATTTTCTGAATCTGTTTTTTCAACAAATCCAATATTTTTCATAGGCTTTCCAGAAGTAGGACTATCTGCTGAATCATCTTCTGATACTAAAACAATATCATTTTCTGAATCCCAGAAAACATTCTTAACCTCTGTTTTTGAAAGGTATCCACTAACAGTATCTTTACCATCAACTTTTTCAATGGAGATTACGTTAGCAAATTGATTTGCTGGATTATCAACTAATGACAATTCAAACAATTCATATTCTTTAATTATACGTACTGCTTTATCAAGTTTTTCATCAAATGAATCATCTGATTTTGTAATATTACCACCGATTGAAAAACCAGTTAGGGTACCATCAAGAACCTTTTCCCAGGTGTCCTGTGCTCCCTTTGAAACATAAGCGGAAACATATACTCCGCTATAAAACTTTTTTGATTGAGGTTCAAAATAACGATCTTCTTTAAATGATACAACTTTACCAACAGCCGTAGGCTGATGCATTTCCCGAAGATTTCCACGGAATTTTTTAAATGCCTCTAGACTTGCTTCTGTTGTTACGATGTCATCTTGTTTATCAATATTATCCAAAGTTGCAAAACCTGATACAATTCTACGCTCTTGATCTACCTTGCCGATTGGCATAGAAAAGCGAACGTTGTTACCATCAGTAATCCAGTGTGCTTTATTTATAATCATGGCATTCTTATTATATCAAACTTTTTTAGGGTTTTCTCAATTATTGAGATGATCTTCCTTCTCCTTGTGGATTTCTTCCTTCAAGTGATGCTGGTGAATCTGAAGAGTTGTTTGCTCTTTGTGAATCCCGCTCACGATTACCTGCAAGATTTGCTCTTGCATCAGTAGCCTGTCTTGGTGTCATTGAAAACGGAGAACTGCCATCGCCATCTGCTCTTGGTGGCAAGTCAATCATTTCACGGGCTTCGTCAGGAGTAATAACCTGTGTCTTAACATACCGCTCAATAATCTGAGATTGAGCAATTTCATCTGTAAGAGTAAGCTCATTAAACTTAAGGGTTAAAATATCCGTCTTTTCTTTAATAATCTTATTAATTACTTTTTCTAATTGTGCCTGTGCTGGACGTGCAACCTGCTCTTTAAATGTTCTATCCTGTGACATTGCAGCAGCAATAGCACCAGAATCTGACCCACCTAGTTTTGAAATAGGAACCTGGTGTGCTACTAAAATATCATCACGATTTTGTTTTCTATATCTTTCAAAAGATGCCTCTTGGATTGCTGTTTCAACAGGCTCCATTTTAAAATCAACCTTGTTATTATCTGTATCTCCAGGAAGTGGTATATACAGGGTTCTATGGTTTTGACCTTTTAGCCCAGTCTGCAAGAATCTAAACATTTTATCTTCTGCATCTGCAGATAGTTTTGCACCCTTTACCGTAATAATATAACGTGGGGCTCCCTTGTTTTGGAAGTAGTCAATGTTGTATTGAGCAGCAAGTGAGTCTCCGATTAGTGAAGATACCGCTGAAATAATATCTGGAATTCCATAGTATGTATTAAGTGGAGAATATTCTTTGATATGAATAATTTCATTTGGACGAGTATCCGTAGTCATTGGGTTTGTATTGTTTGCTCCAAAGTTACGGAAGTAAACAACCTTTTGTCCAATAATCTGAACAAAACCATCACGTAACCTTCTAACACGAATTGTTGTTGAAGGAATATGACCAACATAACCAATTTCTCCAGTTACAGTTCTACCAACTTCTAAAAATCCATTGCCTGTAGCCTGAAGGTCTGTATAAACTTTTTCCATTGTTGTTGTAAATGAATCGTCATCATTTAAGGATTCTACCCATTCACGCATTTCAAGTTTCATTCTTTCAATTCTACGACGGGCTCTATCTACGGCACCTTGATCATCGTTAGTTTGAAAACGCAACATTGTTCTATCTGTAATATCAAAACGAAATCCAAGACCAACAACATTTTCTACTTTTGCATCAATGGCTGCATGGTTTGCAAAAGATGTATCATAATAACTTGCTAACTCATACATATTGTATGGAGGAGTAATTACATCAAATAGTCCGTATCCATTACGATATACCGTTCCAGGATTAATCTGTTTTGATTCTGCACCGTCGCCAGATGGGACAGCATTTGCAGAATTTAAATACTGGGTAGAAGGCTCTACTGCATTATACGCATAGGTTGCTTTAGAAACATTTCTAGTTGTTCTACGTTTAAAGTTTTGGTCAATACCAATATATTCTTTAAGAATATTCCAATCTTTTCCAAATGGATCGTGTGACTTAAATATATTCTCAGACTCTTCTTGAGTTCTAAGACTTGCTTGAATATAATCGTAATCTTCGCTCATGATTCGTACGCATCTCTTCCGTGCTTTTGAAGTGTATCTTGTGCTGCTTTCCATGCACCTAAATCGTTTAGTGAAGGAATAAGTCCTTGCTTCATTCTGTCAACTTGTTCTGAGTACTCTTCTTCGCTCACCCTAGTTAAACCAGGAACAAAGACTGCCTCTCCCTCTCCGTCATCACCATAATGCTTTGCTGTATTCTTTAATTTAGTAATCTGGGAAATATCTCCACGGGTTGACTCAATATTTAAAACATTACCTTCTCCATCTGTAAACCACTTTCCATCTGATTTTTTATAGACATAAAGTCCCCAATTGTATTTTTTTTCAATTACCTGTCTACGTACATTGCTAACAATAGACTTACCAGTTTTTGGGCTAATTAATGGATTCATGTACCTAAGTATACCAGATTAAACAGGTGTACGTACCAAAGATGCTGAAGAAATTCCTTCATAGAACCTTAATCTTTCTGGGCTGACCATAACTCCCTTGGTTGGATCATCTATAATTATTCTATTAGTCCCCACATATTGCTGATAAATATCTCCAAAATTAAGAATACCAATATCTGTAGATGAAATTATAAATACATCTGCCCACGAGAATGAGTTCTCCCAGTAGTCCCAAATTTCATCAGATACCTGACCCCAGTTTCTATAAACTATGGTTTGCGCTCTTTCAAGGTTTGTAATAAGATAAGCAGACACGTTGTTATATGTGAATGGACCATTTAGATTAAGTCTTCCAACATCATTATTAAATGAAACATTTGTTGGAAATTGTACGCCTAGTACAAGCCATTCTTGATTTATAAGGTATGGCCTTTCAACCAAGGAACCATTTACATAATATTGGACACCATCTATAGCGGTATCTGTAAGTCTGTCCTTACCATAAACAAATCCTCTTTGTGTACTTGAGTCTGCTATAACATAAAAATCATATATTCCATTATTGTGCTCTAAAGAAAATAATCTTGTTTCTACCGCTGGGAAAGCAGACTCAGAATATCTGAGCCACATTTGAACACCCTTAATTTCAAACACTGCTGCTTCTTGAAAGTTAATAGGTATAGAAATTCCACGCTCTATCAAATCATCTGAACCTTTTCTAATTCTCCATCCAGAATGTCTATTTAAATATAGGTGTGGTGTAGATCCTTTATATGTGCTTGTATAGTTATTTGCTTTAAAATCATAAGAGAATCCTAATTTTGTAAATGGGTAGACTGGTACGGCAAACTTTGTACCCATTTCCGTAAATGATGCTCTTTCTAAAACCTGAGAGGCAAGTTGAAGATTTCTCACTTTAATTTTATTTTTTAGTGTAGCTTTTGCGTTGAAGTCTAAATGATAAACCAAAGCATAATTATTAAAGTCAATAGATACATTATTTTGATCTATTGTTGGTGGGAATATAATTGATCCATCTACTACCTCATAAGCAGAGACTTCCCATTGTCCAATAAGTGTCTCTGTATCAACAATTCCGTTTGTTCTTGCTTGAACTTGGTTTGATAAATCTATCAAACTTTGATTTGCACCATCTAAGATTGGCTGAAAACTTATATAGGACCTCATGTAGTTATTTACAGTGTTATAGAATTCATACTGAGTTGTTTGCAAGTCCATTTCAGCATAGTCATCCCAACCAGTGTATGCAAAGCTATCTAAGGCAGCATATGTTCTTGTTGTGTCTTGTCTAAACCAAATATATAAGTCATCATATGTCCAAGCCTGTGTTATCTCTACAGACTCTGTTTCTATTGGTTCTGGATAGTCTATATTAAACTGAATCATATCAAGATCATAATGCTGTACACCTTCATAATCTGTTACATATTTACCAAAATATGTTAGTGGCATATAATCTTGCCAATAGCCAGCAATAGACACATCTAGAAAATATTCTCCATATTTCTCAAATGCTTCAAGGGTATAGTTTGCTGTGTGTGATAATACTATATCTGCAGTCTCTTCTGTTGTATCAAAAAATCCATCTGTATAGTCTACTTCGCTTATCTTTCTATTATTATACTTAGCATCAAAATTAAAACTATATACCCTGCCAGAAAATGTATTGTCTACATTATCTCCAAACATATATATTCCTAGAATGGACTCATTAGAGAAAAACTTTCTTATGCCAGATATGCTTTTTTGTGATAGTGTGGAAACATTTATTCCAGCAACAAACCTTTGGTCTACAGTTATTGTTTTTGTGCCCAATGTTTGTGGGGAAGACATCCCAGAAAACTGTGCGCTGTATGTTATTGTGGTTGAGTCTAAGACAGCCTTTATATATTCTTTTGTTATTTTGTTTTCTACTTTAAATAGTAACTCATCTGTTGCCGATCCGTCGCTATAAAACAGTCCATAAAAAGACTCAACTGGTTCTGACAAGAATCCATATTCAACAAAATAAGCAGTAGATTCTACTGTATTCCATCCAGAATTTGGCTTCAAAGAAAAGAACTTGTACCCATCTAAATCTTCTGACATTATTGCTTTATTGTCATCATAAAATTCTTGTAAAGTTTTTGTTTTAAGGTCAAGTAGTGGAAGGCTATAATCTGGAAGTTCTAGTGATCTTGATGATGCTGCAACATTACTAAAAAATGCCTGAGACCATTTAGCGTAGTCTGGATAGTTATAGTTAACGGAGTAATCAGAGTATGTGTAATCATTAAAAGATGTAACTGCATTTAATGCCGACCCAGTTTGCTCTGGAGCAATAACTCCTTGGCCCCAAACCCAACGTCTTTTTGCAACTTCATTTGCAACAGAGTAAGAATATAGTGCAAACGAGTCAATCTCTAGTGGTGTTATATCTGGGTGAGCATAGAATCCTAACCAATCTTGATTTGTTGCCCCATCAAACTCGTCTGGCAAAACTAGGTTATTTTCTATAAAGGGTATATTTATAATCTGTTCTCCATTTAGCAAAACAGAAAGGTTGTTTTGAATATATCTAACATGAATAAGCATTGGTCTATACCACTCACCAATATAGTGAGATGAATATTGTCCACCAATTACAAATGTTAAAAACGGTCCTTCAATATATAACCCATCATCTGAAAACACTGGTCCAAATATTCTATGTGGCTCTGAAGTATCTGCATTAATCTTAACCCACATTTCTGCAGTATAGTCATTGTACTTACCTTTTTGATTTAAAAATCCATACCCTGGAAAAACAAGAGATGGTCCTGCTGAATTATAATAAAGTTTTGTTATATTAGAAGATCCATAAACAATTGGTACTCCAAAGTTTTTAGCATATAAATTATTTGAATCACATATGTAATACGCATTTTGGTCTGAAACTCCATATGGAATAGCTGGAACAACATCTAGTCCAGAAATAAATCCAGCTGGTGGTGAATAGTCTGAAAGATTTAAACCTAGTGAGCTTTTGTTAAACTCTTCTGCCCACTGACCAAATGTTAGTCCATTGATATAAAAAGAATAATCGGCAGATGTAGCACCACCAGTAGATATATTTATTTTAAAAAGAAGTTGTATGTTTGTTGCACCAATTGGCGGTATATTAAGTGTACCTGAAAAGAAAACCCAACTTCCTGGATCACTAGAGGTAATTAACTTTGTTTCAAGAACTTCTACAGTAGAAACACCATTAAAGTACTTATAGCCAAAAGATACAGAATTAGTATAAGCACTGTCTATGAATATATTTCCAGATATAGCAACATTTGCTTGTAATGTATTAAATTCTGATAACAAGGTGTAGAAATCGCTTTCTATAACAATGTTTGTTGTAGAAACTGGAACACTACCAAGAATCTTTGTTACATGGCTATCTGGAAATGGAACATTGTCTGGATCTGTTGTTGACAAAGAAGCTGTAGCACCAGCAACTGTCCAGTTGGCTATAGTTTCTATTGCTCTTTCAGTTTCAGTTATCAGAGAAATATAATCCAGTTGTTCATTGAGCATCCATACTGCTATCGGATGCTCTGAGCTAACCTTTTCTACATAAAGATTGGATTTAATTGTCATATTTCTCCCAACCTATATTATAGCAGGGTGATGGCTAATAAAACTTAATCTCACAAGCATCAGTTGAGCAATATTTTTCAGACTCGGCATCAAGATTATCGTTTCCGTCATAAATGGCAGACCAGTCAATCTTGCCAATT